CTACACTACCACTACCTCCTAAACTTTTACCTACGTCAGCAGCAATAGCATCCACTGCAGCTCCTTCGCCAGCTGCATGACTATATACAGGTGTTGCGCTTACTGCAAAATCTACTCTACTTGCCATTTTTATCTCCTTTGTTGTTGTGCAGCTTGTGCTGCAATTGTTTTATTAATCATTTTGCTATTATTCTGAATATACACTTGCACTTCTGCATTTGCCCACTGATAATACTTATCAGCCTCTTTAGAATAATACGCTGCATTTTGCGTTGCTGATCCTACTTTTGCAGTTTTTTCTCCAATTTCAGCTTGGTATTTCTGCAGATTAGAATTATACAACGCAACTTTGCTTTGGTATTCTTGTGATTCTTTTTGTAATGTATTCACAAAATCTTGTATTTCTTTATTTATATCTTGCTGGTACTGATTTAACTCAGCACTATATTTTTGTATCTTTTGACCTTCCTCAGTGCTCTCTAGTTGAGCATCTTGTATAGAAGCCTGTATCTGAGCTTGATATATCTGAGCATCCTTATTGAACTCATTTAATTCATTTTGAATATTAGACGAATATGATTGTAAATCACTTTGAATATTAGTATTCCAAATAGCTAACTCTTTTTGTATTTCATTAATTGTGTATTCTTGTACCTGCTTATTCACATCTTGTTGGTAAGATTGTACCTCACTACCATACTTTTGTAACTTAGCTGAATACTCCTGAGCGTCTTTAGTTTGCTGGTTAGTAGCTGTCTGTATATCCAATTGCAACTCATTCTGAAATACAGCTTGTTCTTTGTTAAACTCATTAAGTTCATTTTGTATGTTTGATTGATACTCTGAAATTTTGGATTGATTTTCAGCTTGATATACTTGGAGGTTCTTTTGAAAGTTATTGGTAAACTGCTGTACTTCTTTATTTACTTGATTCTGATAATCTTGTAATTGACTTGCATACTTTTGTAACTCTTGAGATTCATCTTGAGAATCTAATTGAGCATCTTGAATACTAATTTGCAACTGCGCTTGATATTCAGCACTATCTTTATTAAAACTATTTAACTCGTTTTGTATATCGGTACTATATTTTTGTACAAGTACATTATTTCTCTGTTGCCATTCTTGTAACTGAGCCTGATTATCTGTAATTACCTTATTAACCTGAGCTTGATAAGAGTTTAACTCAGCACTAAACTTCTGTATTTGTAACCCATCACCAGCACTTGATAAATCTGCATTTTTTAATGCAATCTGTAACGTAGCCTGATATTCAGCTGAATCTTCATTGAACTCATTCAAATTATTTTGAGCTTCTGATTGATACCTCGAAATTTTATCAGTTTCTTCCTTCTGCCACGCTTGCAATGAAGTTGTTAACTCTAATTGGTACTGTGCAACCTTTTGAGAATATTCTTGTACTTCCTTTGATACGTCAGCTTGATATTTACTAACTTCAGCTTGAAACTTTTGCAATTTAGAAGCATACTCTTGTTGTTCTTTTTGCAATACTACACTAACTTCTTGTATCGATTGCTGTAATAATGCTTGATACTCAGTGTTTTCTTTAGTGAATTGAGCTTGAGCCTCTTGTAATTTAGCACTATACTCACCTACTTTAGCTTGTATCTCCTGTACTCTTGAAGATAACATTTCACTATCCTCTTCAGTGCTAATCCATGTATTTGTATCAGACCAATCAGGTGATGACATAATTGGAGGAGTAAATGTAGGCACCTTTGCACCTGATGGGTTAAATATCGATGAAATATCAGGTGTTGTAAAACTTGGACTAGAAGGAGCAACTGGAGCAACAGATGATATACTCAAAACACCAGGGTCTAGCTCACTTAATCCACTCGTATAAGAACTAAATGCAGTTCTCGCTTCTATAACTGGGGATAAATATACAGGAGCAGAAGATAGTAATTCACTATCAACAACTATACCACCACTTGAAGACCCATCCCATGTAGTTAAATTAGATGTTGTAGCTGCTATAGTCGGAGCCACTGGAGCTGCTGGGTAACTATAAGTAAGAGTTGGAAACGACGTTAATGATAATGTAGGTTTAACATAACTTGGAGCACTTGTGCTAAAAGAAACAGAACTACTACTTAAAGAAGGAGCTGTTGGTGAAACTGCACTTACAGATAAATCGCTTATACTTGAAAGAGTCGATAATGATAATACGGGTTTAGTATATGTAGGAGGACTTGAACTAATCGATATAGCACCAGCATTATAAGAAGGAGACTCAGGAGATACTGGTATTGCTGCACTAATATCTAAATCTGTTATACTTGGATTAGAAGTTACAGTTAAAACTGGTTTTGTGTAAGAAGGTGAAGTCCATCCACTTGTATCTACTGTAGAAGCCGTTATTGTAGGGGCTACAGGAGATGAAGAACTAATACTTAAATCACTTCCAAAACTAGGAGCTGGAGGAGCTACTGGAAGAGTTAAATCACTCCAATCAGTAACTTTACTAGTTGCTAATTTCTCAAATTCAGCCGCAGAAGATCGATATATAACTGCATTTCTTAAATCACAATCATCATCTATAAGTGAATAATCTACATAAAACACATATCCTGCATTACTTCCATCTGTAACAGGTGCAAAATGAATTGCTCCCTGCTTATGGTAAAAAACTGGGTGTTTGGCAGTTGCATATCTTAAACTTGTACTATCTAATGCCCATACAGCATCACTCATCGATATCTTTCTACAACTGTATCCATTCCTCTGAACATCTGTAATAGAGTCATTTACTGAAAAACTAATCGCACTCCCATCAGTGGATGATGAAGATACTTTTTGAGCAAACAATAATAATTCTTTAGGGATACTGGCAACCACAAACTTCTGGGCATCCTCCACTGTATTAGCAGAGGGACTCACCCCTGTAAGGTTGCTTACCGTTGTCTGTATGTCTGTCACTGCCATAATTTTAGTAGTGTAGGGAGGTATCGAGCCGCCCTACACTTTATCCGTATATCGAGCTATTACCTCTCGAATTTAAGATTTATCAGTCAGCAAGTGCTTGTGATACAGGTATATCAACTAAGCTAGCTGGAGCAAGAGCTCCTAGCTTACTGCAATGTACAAGTAGTCTTACTTTACCAGCGCTTGCGACAGTATTGATATCAATATCAATAGTATCAGCAGCAACATAATAACGACCACCTTGAACACCAGCGCCTGCACCAGGACAATCAATGATTGAACCTAATGCCAAAGCCCCAGTAGCAGCTGCCCATCCATCATAGAAACGATCTGCATCGTCACCATCACCAATGTCAATATCCATAGAGCCTGCAGTAATTGCCGCAGTCACAAGGATTTGAACGGAATGAACATAAGTACCAGCTGGAACTTCAAGCACTGGATAAACAGCAGCGGTTGATGTTAAATCCAACTGAGCACTAATTGCTATCTTAGGGGCACTTTGTAATGCACTATCAGCTTTGTTTTGTCCGTATAGAGGATTAGCCATAATTCAAACTCCTATTTCCACACAGCATGGGATTCTGGCATCTGCCATTCCATACCGGCTTCGGTTTGAATTAGGTCAACTCTACGGTCAACACCACTATTTTCTAGTGTTTGAACGCCAACATAAATCGCAGTATCACGATTTAATCCATTACCAACAAGCGGTCTGTATTTGCAATTCCGCATATTACAGGCAAGCATCTTAATAGTAGTTCCATCTAAGTGAACATTACGAGACACATTCATAACTCCATAAGGAGTATAAATCTGTGTAATGTCTACACCATAAACATTTTTCTTACCACCAACACTAAAGTTAGCACGACCAAGAGAATCCCCCTGTGTACCAACTTGTTTAATATTAGCAGAAAAATATCCACTAAGTTTATGTAACCAGTTATATACATCTGTCGAAACCATGAACAATGTTGCATTAGCATTATTGTATCTTGGGTCAACAAAGTTGCTTAAATCATCAAGAAAATCATCTTGAGACTTTGTGCCAGTAGAACCCATTTGAGAACCGTCAAAGATATTGCCATAATTGATAATAAAATCAACAGCTCCTTGGGTATAATTTACACTACTAACGCTACCTTGCGATCCAAATAACAATGATGTTTCAATATCCCACTTGTGTTCAATCAGTTTTTCACGCCAGATTCGAGCAAACTCATTTGGTTCATACTTAAGCACGGTAGCACGAGTCGTGTTATCCATTGCCATAGATGTTTTCCAAATTTGAGTCATTCCAAAACCAGTTGAGAAAGGTTGATCTTTCCAAGTTTCAGGATATCCAGTTCCTTGTCCATGCGCACTACCTACTACATATGATCTAGCAGATTCAAGTACCAATGCGATACTTTTATCAGCAACAACTTCATCACCCGCTGAATCACCAGAAGGGCTAAAGTTGTTAGTATGCCAACCAGCAAGTTCTCCACCACTATCATCAGCTTTGATGACAGTCATGGTTACGCGAACGTTTTCTTTACTATCTACATCAGTTGAATCATCAACTGCTGTTACTTTTCCAAGAATGTAGAATTTTCCCCAAAGAGTACCATCGGTGGCACTCGTCATAGGAATTTTAACTAATTGACCTGGAAGAAAGAAAGCTGGTCTTGTGCCTGTACCACCGACAGACCAATCATTCGCTGTGTTTCCGTACACATTCTGAAGATTACCAGAAGACTTATAATCTCCTGCAAAGTACACTTTGATAGTATCGCCTTGTGCCACTGAGGTACCTGCTCCACCATCATTTGTAGCTATAATTTCAGAATCGCCAAAAACATCACTACCTGCTGAGTTAACAAACCCGCATGCATATGCATATCGCTTGTGATAAGAAGGACGTCTTTCAGTAAACTTGAACTCAGGGTCGTCTGTGGGCTTCTTGGCTACTTTTGATACAAATCTAAAGAATGGGTCTTGAGCGATAGCTAATTCAGAGACACGGTCTCCAAAATTATACTTTCGTCGAAGATCACCAGTATCTTTAGAAGTTCCATCAGAAGAATAAGATGCTACATCAGAATAAGTTCCAAGACTAAAAATATCAGCCATTTTTAATCACCTTTTTGTTAATTGTTAAAAGCTAAAGGTACTATTACATACCAAAAGCTTTTTCTAATTCACTGTCAGACCCTAATATAGCTTCAAATACTCGGTCATCAGGAGATTCCTCGACCTGTGTTCCGCCTGTAGTAGCAAGTGAACTTGGAAGTTTTTCAACTTCACGCATTTTATCATGAACTTCTTGTCTTGCACTACTAGCTATTTTCTCATCTCGATTACTGCGATTCATTAGATAATAAATATCTTCAAGCTCTAGTGACTTGGATTTTGCAAAGTCTACAAAAACATCCCATTCATCATCAGAAATATTATGTTTCTGACGAAATGAAGTTTCTTTTGCCAACTTCTGATTTTCTGTACGTTGACCTCTAAGCTCTTTTCCAAGCCTTCGTTGGACAATGCCATCAATCGTAGCCCCAAGCACCTTTGCCGAATCCGAATCTGGAGTCGAAAAAGCGTCATCAGCGTCAAACACGAAATCCTCTGGAAGTTTGAGTTTTTCTGCCATATTCTGAGGTGTCTGACCACCACCCTCAAAATAATTACGAACATGTGTAATTAAATTGGGGTCGTCACGCATAGCTTCAAGCACAGGCATATAAGGTTTCAGCTCTTGAAGTTTGCTGTTTAACCTTTTTGCCTCTCTACTTGAGTCACTATACCTTTTTTGTATAGTCTCAACATTATTGTTAGAGACTTCTGATTGAACTTCACTTGGGCTCGATAGTGTATTACCACCGTTTTTGTCCGAGGTTGACAGCGAAGATTCGTCTATTATACCGGAATTAACACTTTCATCTAATGCAGCAAAAAAGTCATTAGATACACTGTTATCTCCGAATTGAGAGCTATTACTTTCGGGGGCCATGTCAGCGTTGCCTACTTGTTCTTGACTCATATGTGATTTCCTTTCACTTTACTAAGTTATAACAAAAACAATTAAGATGAAACACTTAATCTTACATATGTCTTTGTTTTTTTATTACAATTATTCTTTGTTATTTTAAACTTTTTCTTTCCCTTTAGCCTCAGCCACTTCAAAGGATGCTTTCATTTCAGCTTTCATCTTCTCAAATTCACCTTTCATTAAACCTCTCATCAGTTTCTGTTGAGCTTCAGTTTCAAGAACATCCTTTCTTATTTCAGTACCAGCCTCACCTATCTTCATTTTAATACCAGCCTGCACTAATTGACGTTCTAATGTTTCAATAGTCCCTTCTTTATCTTTCATAGCTTCTTCCATCTGAGATATCTGTCCTTGCATTTGAGAATACATAGACTTTCTTTCAATAACACTTTTCTTATTTCTAATATCTGTTTCTGATATCATTGCGATATCATCTATTAAACCAGCCTGGAACCATCTAAAGTACTCTTCAAGTAAAGCCCATCTGTTAACAGGCATCGTAGCACCGGCTATAATCCTTACATCAAATCTTGCACTAGCATAATTCCTATATTTTCCTATTGCTTCACCATAATCATTATATATAGGTATGTTAATCTTTACTTCTTTTTCTTGTTCTTGAGGTGTTTGGCCTGCTTCTGGTTGTACTATTCTAAATACCTTTTCTACTGAATAATGTTTTTGAGCCATCGACTGAAACACTTTCCCTAAGTGTTCTAAACATGGTTCTACTATGCTTCCCATCCATGCTTTTAACCTTCTTGTTCCAAATTCATCATTTGCAAGTAGACCTCTATATGTTTCAGGCTGTTCTTTCGTAAACCCCATCATTGAAGACGGAACACCACTTATATATTCAGCGTCCGATTTGCCTTCTTGTGTAATTGAATAAAAAGCATTGTTGATAGGAGCTGGTAATACAGGAGTCGGAGGAGTAAATCCCTGTCTATACTTTAATAAAGCCCCCGGAGATGAAGAATACTGTTCCCATTCATCTTCTGGCACCGAACCTTCTTCATACATCCATCTTAAGTTAGAAGCTAGGTTAGCATTATGTAACATAATCTGATGAGCTTTGTTTATTTCTTGTTGTTTACCAATAAGAGGAACAACTGCGCTCATTGGATATGGAGTTCCACTATACATATAAGAAATAGGAACTATAGGATATTCATTAACTGGAAGTTGATATTCATATAAAAATACATCATCACCAACAGTACAAGTTATAATAATCCTATTTTCATAAAACTTTATAGCATCGACAATATTCTTTTTTACATCTTTATTTGAAGATAATATTTGAAAGTCTTCCTCAGTCATTACCTGATTTGTAATAGTGGTAGCAGCTTCTTGAGCTTGAGACATCATTTCCATTTCATGTTCTTTTACTGACTGGGCAGCCATTTTATGGGCTCTTTCTAACTCAAGTTTTGCTCTCTCTGGTATCATTTCACCAGATTCTACAGCTTGCTGTAACTGAATTTGTTTTTCAGCTAAACCAACTTCAATCTCTTTACGAAATTCATCAATCTGTTCTTCTACTTGTTCTTTTAATAAACTAATCTCAGCTGGAGTTGGATTGACTGTCATAAAAACATTTCGATAAGCTAACTTCTTTTTAGTATAAGTTTCATAGTATGGAATAATATCCTCATCTTCAGCCTCTAAATTAACACCCATCGTAATATCTTCAGGTTGAGTACTAAATGATTCATTTATATCTCTTTGTGAATAAGACACAACTTCTGTGCTCCGGGAAACTTTCTTTATTTTAGCTTCATGTTCAGGAAGCATATTTATTAAACTTGATCTTGAAAGATTCTTTTTTATAGTTATAAATGTAGCATCTCTAAATAAGAAGTCTCTACTGGCAGGGTCTACATACACATCATATGGATCAACTCTTTTAAACATTACCTCACCCATGCCACGGTCAGAATCTCTATCTATATCTACAAGAAAATATCCAATTCCTTTAGTAAGAGCGTCAAGAGCAATCTGACTATATAAAGATTTTCCATTAGATAAATACCAACAATAGTCAGCAATATCAGAATGAACCTGAGCTGTGTCCACATCATCACCAGTTGCTCCTACTGCTTTCCATCTTGGACTATTAGCAGTTACGAAATACTTCATTATTTCAACAATAGGGGTTACTCTATTAATAATAAATGTAGGCATACCGGCTTCTTCCAAACTATCTACTTCACTTTTTGAAAGTTGCTCGTTTAAATAAAAATCAAATCCTTTCTGGCTGAGAGTTTGCCATCTTTGCCTATGGCTATTATTTGCTTTTTCCCAAAGCTGTTTATTAACCTGTGCTCTTTTCTTATTTGTTAATCTTGCCATTATTCTCTTATCTCTATATGAACTAAATCATCAAAATTATTATCTTTAATTTCACCATCACTGTCCCAGTCTCCACCCCATCTTGCTTTAACTCCTAACTGTTGTGC